TCCACTTTTTATCTCAGCCACTCTACGCATCTTTTTAGTGGCCCAATCTGCTTGGTATTTGCTGCTGCCTGCTTGCATTTTCTTGCAATATGTCTCCAGCCTGTTCATCCTACTTCTAATTTTGGACGCGGCTGTTTTTGCCGCTTTCTCGGCCAGATCGCGCCTACTAGAGAAGCCACTGCGTGGCACGCAGTGTGGAGCGGTTAAGAACCACGCGTAGCGGTATTTGCCGTTCATGATCTTCTCCCTTATTGAGTTTGATTGTGGACGCTTGCCATTAGTCCGCACGCGGCTGTTCAGAGTGGTAGCCTGACGCTGACGCATCAGCGATCGCCAGCATTCTCATATAGGCTGCAACAGTCAGCCCCTTTGATTTCGCTGACAGCTTTACAACTTCGTAAGTTGCTTCGTCCATTTGGATTTGTACGTTCTTCATCTTGTTAGGTCTCCTTTTTCCTCTGCGCACCGTATCAATTAAAAAACATTGTACAAGCATGTTTTTTTAATTGACGCGCATTTGTTTTGCCGTTAGTTATGTATGTAAGGGCAATGAAGTCCACTAATCGGGAGAACGACAATGACACTTACAGAAAACCAAGCCGCCGCGATGACTGCTTTGATCAAATCTTGCCTTTCAAATATGGGCGGGGAAAACCTTGCGGATTTAGAAGCACACCAATTTGTTTGGGTTGGTGTTGATGATCTTATCGACGCAGGGTGGGGCCGCAAAGAGGCCGAAGGCACGTTTGGATCACTGATTGCCGCCGATATGGTTTACGACAACTTCGATAGAAGTTTTGCCCTCACAGACGATTGGGACAATCTTGCAAAATTCCACGCCTAATCAAACGGGGGCCACGCGCCCCCAACCAAACTAAACAAGGAAGACCTATGAACAATCTTATCGAACGCACCGCCGAATTTGTATTTTTATGCGCACTAATGGCCATCCCAATGTTTTTCTCAGGAGGATTTTAAGATGCTTGCTGCAACATGTTTAGCAATGGCCGTTTACTATGAAGCCCGTTCAGAGCCGCTTGACGGCCAGCGTGCCGTCGCAGATGTCGTCTTGGCTCGTAAGCATCATGTATCGTACCCCGACACAGTTTGTGCAGTGGTCGCTGAAGACCGTGGCAGCAAGGATTGGGACTGCCAGTTTAGTTTCATGTGTGACGGCCTTCCAGAGCGCCCCACAGGCGCTGCATGGGCCACTGCGCAGGCTGTAGCAGCCAAGGCAATCGCTGAACCAGCCATTGTTCACGCCACGCATTACCACACAGTAAATGTGAAGCCTATCTGGCGGAACGATTTGACCGTAGTCGGTAAGATTGGTTCTCATATTTTCTACTCAGATGGCAGTTGCCATTTGCCAACGTGTTCACTGCGCCCCAAAGCGCGACCACAGGGGGACGTGTGATGATTGAGTGTGAACAATGCAACGGCGCTGGCGAGTGCGAAGTTGATTACTACATGCCGCACAACAGTGGCCGAGATGTCGGATTTATTGAAACTAAAATTGAGGAATGTGATTGGTGCGGTGGCGCTGGTGAAGTTGAGGAGGATGAATAATGGTTAATATAATCGGAACAATCGGAGAATTTAGAAGTGTCAGACACAACAATAATAACGCAGCGCCTACTGAGGTTGAATGCCGTGATGCTGGAGCAGTCGGAGAAAGCGGACAGGCCAAACCTGCGACAGCAACTGCAAGCCCAGCAAGCATTGATGGAGATGTTAGAGCGGTCCCTCCAGCGGTGACAGATGCTGAAAAGGCAGAAGAAAGGCTTGGTATAACCATGCTGCGCGAGGCTCTGAAAAACCCGCTGATTCCAAACCCGCCCAAGTGGCGACAGGCGACGGCGTTTGCCCAAGCTAAACGTGCGCAGCTTTCAAAGGAACGACGTGAGCGCGTCAAGCTCTACGCAGAAGAGGGTATAATGACTGTGCCGCAAGTCGCACAGATTGAGCGTGTAGCCCAAACGACTATTCGGGCTGATTGCCAAGTGTTGGGCGTGCGGTTGCGGGTTAGTGAGGTCAAGGTGTCTCCGTATCAAGGCGAAATCTCAGCTCGGCGCGACAGACTTGAGGAAATGGCACCAACGGGAATGACACGCGCTGCGGCTGCTGTTGAACTAGCAGTGTCAGAATCAACGGTAAGGCGAGATGTCTCAATTATGAGAATAAAATGGAAGGGAAAAGACCAATGAGCGATAGAAGAATACTCATACTGGAGAACAATCTCAACGAATCACGCACGCTAATCAGCGTTTTGCAGAGCAAGGTAGCACGCCAGCGCGATGATATAACGAGATTGCGTAGCCGCGTGGACACGTTGATGCTGGATAAGAAGGAAGTCACAAAAGAGCGCGACGAGCTGCGGGAGGCGAATGATGGCCAATAACAAACGTCACCCCATCAAAGAGCAAACCAAGCAAGTATGGCGGCTATCCAACGAGGGAATGTCTGGTAAAAATATCACCAAAGCTCTTGGTCTAAATCGTGGGATTGTAAGTGGTGCCATCAATCGCGGGCGTAAATCAGGTTGCTGCAATAAAAAGGTGCGCACAAAAGTTACCTGCCGAAACGAAAGCTCACTGACTTACGGTTATATCGGTCAGGTTATTGATGCACTGTCGATTGATCAACTTGACTGGCTGTTTGTTCAGTCTGAGCGAGTGGGGTACAACACATGCGCTGAGTATATTGCTGAACTTGTGCAGGACGCCTATGAAGAAGCAATGGCAAAGGAAACCAACCAATGAGGTATGGCTCGGTATGCTCTGGTGTTGAAGCGGCCACCGCTGCATGGCACCCACTAGGCTGGGAGCCGCAATGGTTCAGCGAGATTGAAAAGTTCCCTAGCGCCGTGCTGGCGCATCATTACCCAGATGTCCCCAACTTGGGCGACATGACACAGTTTCAGGAGTGGACAAATGAACCAATCGACCTTCTTGTGGGAGGAACCCCATGCCAAAGTTTCAGCGTCGCGGGACTTCGCAAAGGACTTGATGACCCACGAGGCAACCTCATGCTCACCTATCTTGCCATTGCTGAACGCAATAAGCCCAGATGGTTGGTTTGGGAGAACGTCCCCGGCGTACTGTCATCCAACAGAGGACGGGACTTTGGAACCTTCCTCGCCGCGTTGGGGAAAATCGGGTATGGGTTCGCCTACAGAGTGTTGGACGCTCAATACTTCGGAGTGGCCCAGCGACGCCGCCGTGTGTTCGTTGTCGGATACCTTGGAGATTGGAGACGTGCCGCAGCGGTTCTTTTTGAGCGCGAGAGCATGTCAGGGTATCCTGCGCCGAGTAGAGAAGCGAGGGAAGAAGTTGCCCCCACAGTTACACAAGGCGCTAATCAATACAGCGGGTTTAACGGAGAGCCAGTAGTAGCAAAATGCCTGACTGCTAGGGGTGCCGGGGCTGGAAACCTAGATCCAGAGACAAGCAATATGCTGCCCATAGCCTTCGGCGCACAGAACAGCGCCAATCAAGGTGACAGCGTGTCAACGGAAGTCACGCCAACGCTGGATAAGAGCAAGACGCCAGCGGTAGCGATTGGATGGAACAGTGAATTTAACGGAGCGAAAGAACTTATGCCCACTATTCAACGCGGTGGTCAGGGTGGATCGCAGGACGGCGTAATGCAACCTGACATGCAAGTCCGCCGCCTAACTCCAACCGAATGTGAGCGGCTGCAAGGCTTTCCAGACGGCTACACGCAAATACCGTGGCGCAATAAGCTAGCGGAAGACTGCCCAGACGGCCCTCGATACAAGGCAATGGGCAACTCAATGGCCGTTCCAGTGATGCGCTGGATTGGTGAACGCATACAGATGGTAGAGGAAACCAACCAATGACTAAAGCAGTCAAGCACGACGCAGAAAAGCCACGGGTGGACTTGTTTCCACCTCAAGCAATATTGGCCATCTCGGAGGTGCTAGGTTACGGCGCTGAAAAGTATTCCGACCACAACTGGCAAGAGAACGGCGGCATGGAGTATTCAAGGATGTATGCGGCTGCACAGAGGCATATGCTGGCGTTCTGGGATGGTGAGCAGGCAGACGGGGAGACGGGCATGTCACACCTCGCCCACGCGGCCTGCTGTATCGTTTTCCTGCTGAGCTATGAGATCGACGGCAACGGCATCGACGACCGCCGCGATTAGCGGTGAAATAGACCCGCAATATCATCCGCCTCGGCCTGTTGAGTAAATTCAGCGGGCCGAAGCGTTGTCGTCTGGAAACCCTTTAGTTGATACTCGCTAAACACGCGGATCAAACCCAGCGGAATACAGACGAACACGAAAATCTCCGCATCTGAGCCGCCACGGCTGAACTTGAACGACCCATACAGTGTTGGCACAATCGACGACTTTACCTCAACGCGAAGCACACGCTTGGACGGTAGCGTCACATGTAGGTCGCACGAACCATTGACGTGGGCGGTTTCCAACCCAGCCATTTGAAACCTTGAGGCTGCAAGGAACTCACCAGCACGGCCAATGCCTGTTGAGCTTAGTTTAGCTAATTTAGACATATTGGGTGATCGTGTGGCTGAGTGGAAACCTGCAACAGCGCCCAACAATTAAATTGAACCACCCAGCCGCGCAGTAACCATACAACGTATCGTATGTGTACGGAATGGGTTTCTTGCAACATTAGGCTGCAAGCCATTTGAAAC